TCTGATAGCTCCTTCATCAACTTCCTGTTCGTCTCCATCATCCTCGCTGTCTGTATTCCCAATATAGCGAGATTCCGCCTCTTTGATTCGGACAAAAAAAAACTGAAGAAATTCAGGAACTCATCGCCCGGAAAGGATCGCTTGAATATCTCTTCCCTTTTCTTGTTAGGATTCAGTACCTTTCCTCTTGCATCCTCTTGGCAATATTCCATTCCTTCTTCAATGTAACAGATAGCCAATGCCTCAGCAGGTGACTGAGCTAAGTCCTCAATCAGCTTCAAGTCAATGATCTGTCCTGTGCTAATGTACTCGAAGTTTTTCTCGAATACATATCTCTTGCCTTCAATGGTCACTATGCCACTTGGCTCTGTTGTCTTGAAGTTAGCTAACATTTCAAGCAGCTTCTTAGCCAAGTCAAGGATGTCATCAATGTGAGCCTTTCTAACTTGACTCATGCTTAGTCCTGTGAATATGCTGATAAGCTGACAATGGAAATCAAGCATATTACTCAGCTCTTTATTGTTCTCTTGAATCACAGGAGCTAACATCAGCCACTTAGTCAACTGATCTGGGGTGCATTCCTGTATCGTTGTAGGATATCTTGCTTCAATCTTTTTCATGCTCTTAATATCTTGTATTGTCCACGTTTGCTGTAATGCTTCCTGCAATGCCATGCAAGAGCCAATGAGATCACCCCATCGTCATGCAGTCCTATTGGAGCAGAGTATTGAACTGATCTCGTATTGGGATTGTAAATATATGTAAAATTCTCAAGCTCATCAATGAGCCATCCTTCATCAAGAATCTTGATCTCCTTCTGTTCAAATGCCAATGCCAAGTCCTCAATGATGACAGGCTTTGTCTTGGATGTTGTAGTGAATGGATATATCAGATTCCTCATCCTTGTGGATAGCATCTCATGAAAGATATCGCCTTGATTGTTGACCTCTATCAATGTTACAGCATTGTACTTGCGTATCTGTGCCTCTACCTTGTCAATAATCTTGTTCCATTCGTCATGTCTCCATCTGCCAACATAGACCATCTGACCTGCTTCGTTTAATATAGTCAGTACTGTATAGTCATCTGCCCTACCGATGTCAAGACCTGCAAAGTTTTTGCCTTGTGTAGCCCATGTTCCTGTGCATGATCTGATATCTTTGAATAGTCCTGAAGCATTATCAATAAACTCTGCCATGTACTCCTGTCTAAAGATGTGATCTGGAAGCGATCTCTTTCTTTCGTCCAATTCCTTTGGATTGATCATAGGATTGTCGTACGATGTGAAATGGAAGTACGCATACCTGTCATCATAGTTAGGCTGCATACAGATTCTGTGAAAGTGATTCCTGCCTTTTGGAGTTGATATGAATAGTACCTTCTTTCCTTTAACCAAGACTGTTGCACTCAACACCTCATCCCAAAGCTCAGGTCTTGTAAATGCCATCTCATCCACGATCATGTAGTGGAATGTATTCCCTCTGATGTTATCTGGTCTCTCACCCGAGAAGAATTCAATCGTTGATCCAAAGCCACTCACGATAAGATCAGACTTGTTGAATTGAAATAGTCCACTATTTGTCACAGCCCTTTCAAGGTCTGCGAATACTTTCTTTCCTTGCTTGTAAACAGGAGTCACCCATGCTATCTTACAACCTGGATCATTGATCGCCCAATACAGAAGTTGGTTGATCCCGAGCAATGTCTTGCCAAATTGTCTGCCGATATTTAAAGCATAATACTTTTGAGAGCCTTGATTTATGGCTTGATGGATCGCTCTCTGATTGTCATGTGGTTTATATCCTTTGATTGTTGCCATGTTTAAAAAATAGCAGAGTGCGCTCTGCCATCGGATACCTAAGAGAAATCAAACTATGACTTTTAAACCGAGACAAATATAAAAAAAGAAATCGGAAGAACATAATCCCTCCGATCTCTACTTGTCTACTATAACCAAAAAAACCGATGTAAATATAATAATTATTCTTCGAAATCAAACTTTTCTACGTTTCGAGTTTCAAGTTGTTGGCGATCATGCATACCCAAAAAGTTCTTTCCGTAGAATATTCCTTTACCCTCATTAGCAACGATATGGATTGCAAGTGATTCAAAGTCTTCCTTTATCTTTTTAATTGTGTCCGATAATGGATGACTCTCATCATTCAGCGCATTATAAAACTGACTCTTCTGATAGAATTCAAAATCTTGTTTTCTCATCCATATTCTAAGGAAGTGCCTAACATCGGGGATCATTCTTTCTTTGACTTCTTTAACTCCCGAGTTAGTAGCTATTTCTTTGGTAGCTGATTCACATTCATCAATATATTTCCAAGCTAACTTTCTAAGTTGTTCGATGTCAATTTGTTTGTATTGATTTGCCATAACTAATTTTTTAGTTCTTATAGTATATATATTATTATTATTATTATTATTATTATTTAAATAATACACCTACATTACCTAATTCTTTTATCACCTCAGGATTATTATCGTAGTGTTTATCTATGTTCAGTTGTTTTATTTTTTCGACTTTGGCTTTGTTTGATCCTGTGGCATATACTCTGCTCAGTAGGATTCCGACTTGTTCTGCTTTGTCGAGCATTCCTGATCTGCGTGACCTTGCAGAGACGATGTATACCTGATCACCTTTCTCAACGTATCTTTGTGCCAATTCAGTTCCTTTGGCAGTAGAGATAGTTCCGTCATAGTCAAAAGATATCTTAGCCATTGATGAAATCATTGATCTTCGACTTAGCCCATTCTTTGGCAGCTTTACCTCCCCATAGTAAATATGAGATGTATCCGCAATCTTCTGGAGTACCATTGTCGTAATACACTTCAGCTCTTGACAGGTAGTTGTACATCCGTTTAATCGTTTCTATTGAAATCTTCTCTCTGTTGGCAAGTTGCTGCGCTCTGACCTTTCCTACTTGAGTAGCGCATTTGTTGCCTTGCTTGTCGTTTAGTTCTATCCCTCGCTTGGCATTGTTAACTACCGCATCAGGATAGTCATTATATGAATCTTGGAACTCTTGCTTGGCACGTTCCCACGATGCCTTGCATACAGGATAGCGTTGTGTCGATGGATATTCGTCTTTCATCTTCTCATCACCCATACATCGTTGTATGAATTCGTTTTCGTTTTCTCCCGATCTTGGTTTAGGTATTGGCATCACTTACAATATTTAACGTAAAAAGTATAAGGTACTACATTCATCTTGGCAAGTATCCATATCAGAGCTCTGTATCTCTTGAATGAATACTTAGCGTATTTTGATCTGTCATTCTTTCTGATATTGACAAGAGACATAGTCTTGTTTTCTATATCTCCGAGTTTAGATAGATCGAATTCTGACTTGACATCGAATATCTTTCTTGCTTGTTTCTTGGTCAGCTTTCCTGATCTCACTTGAGCAGATAGATAAACGATACGTTTGTCGATGCCAAACTTAGTAGGTAATAGCCATGAGCCAACGAATTCTGTATAGACATTCTCACAATGCTTACCCCCATAATCTTGCCACTTGATGAGCTTCTTCATCTCTTGCTCCATAGTCTCTCTGTCGAATCCGTAATGGAATGGTCTGATGTTCTTGATGCCTTTGAAAGCGTAGTATATCTGATCCCAGAATGTGAATAGAGGATAGTTCTTCAGCTCTTTGCCTGTGTAATCTTTATAGACCGATTGAATGTATTTAGCATCCATATAAGTCCATCCTTTTGGAGTTGATCCTTCAGTACGGAAGTCATGACCATTGAGAATATATTTGATGCCATACTGATGAGCAGTATCGTACATGAGTTTGGTCATAGCGATGTCATTCGGGATATCGGCATCAGGAACTCCTGCGTACAGGAATGATTCATTGAGCTTATCATACTCCTGCTTGTTCACTCGATATATGATCGCATCTACTCCAAGAGTATTGATAAGTCCATTCATATTGTGAACAGCTTCTGGAGCATTCCAGTTGTTATCGAAATGGATGACTAATGGCTTCAATCCCCAATATCTCACAGCAGTATAGAGTAGTGTTGAGCTGTCAAGACCTCCACTGATCCCCATGATGCAGTCATACTTGCTATGAGTACCTGCTTTGCGAATCTTATGCAGCACAGAGTTAAGATCGAATGGTACTGCTTTAGCTTGTAGCTCATCATGTAGATCGCAGTATTCACATTGCTTCTCTGATATCTTAGCTATGTCCTCTGTAAAGAGACATCTTGGACATTCTTTCATGATAGAATAATTTGAAAATAATACTCATTTGTTTGTATCCTTTGGATGTCATACTGTATGAAGTCCTCAGGTCTTATGTTACACCATATATGCTCAGGATCGCAATCCTCTGGCTCATCTAATGGCATAGACAGCACAAGGTATTTACAATGCTTTAAGCATCTGTCAATCACATCGAATGGATTCTCCAAATGCTCTAATGTCTCAGCGATGATGATCACATCATAGTCATCTGTTGGATCATCTGTACGAATGTCGAGAAGTTTGATATGATCTGCCTTAGATACTGCTTTGTTCAGAGCTATGATAGAGAAGTCTGAAGCTGTGTACTCGCAATCGAATTTCATCTTGAGATACTCAGCTCCTACACCTGTGCCACATCCGATCTCAAGGATAGTTTTGAATTCAATGTGCTTGAGTATGTCTGCGAGTTGTTCATAGATTATGAGCCTGTCATATTCTATGCCCACACAATCGTAGTAGTTATCCCAAAAGTAAACGCTGTTGGTATTTGGTTTATCTGTTATCCTTCGCATATCTCTTGTTGTAAAGTATATATTTCGGGGAATGACTTGAAGAAATCATCCTCTGCTT